CGGCATGCGGAGCCACGGATGACCGGGCCTCGCGCGGGCAGGAGCTTCCAGCCGGGGAGCGTCCATCACGGGCGTCGCGCATTCGCTTCTCACGAAGTTGAATGAAAGGGCCCGTGCCATGGGAGCACTGAAACACATCCGTAGGAAGAAGATGATCGCACAGGGCGGGCGCTGCTATTATTGCGGTCTGCCGATGTGGGATGATGCAGCTGAGAAAGCATCCTTGCGAAAAGCCAAGGAGATGGTTGGACCGAAGATCCTGCGTTGCACCGCAGAGCATCTTCATGCGCGTTCCGACGGCGGCGGCGACTCGGCAGACAACATCGTCGCGGCTTGTTGGTTCTGCAACAACCTGCGCCATCGCCGGAAGCGTCCGCTTTCACCGGAAGCACATCGCCATCGCGTTCAAGAGCGCATGGCAGCGGGAAAATGGCTGGCAGCGTTATCCGGCAATGGATCGCTGCACACGTAGGCAACCTTCCCGCCAATCACGAAGTTGCGCCGCCCCATTCGGGACGGCGATGCTTGTTTGCGGTGAGTGTGGGATCAGGCGGCGGGAAGCCGGTACACCCGCCCGCGCCCTTCGACCTTCTCGGATGTCACCTCGAGCCCGAGCTTCTTCTTCAGGGGGCCGGCCATGGCCCCTCTGACCGTGTGCGCAGCCCATTCGAGCACGGTGGCGATCTCTTCGATGGTGGCGCCGCCCGGCGCGCGCAACATCTCGATCAGGGCTTCCTGCTTGGTGCCTTTCCGGCGCTGGATCGGTGCGGTGACGGTTTCGTCTGGCATCGTGGTCGTTTCGGCCTCCGTGATCCCAAGCGTGCTCTGTGCCAGCGTCGTCGCGCGCAGGGTGATGGGGCCGCGCGCCTCGTCGTGCCGCCAGACGGTGTTGAGGTCGGTGGCCGGGACTTCTTCGATCAGCCCGAGCTTCAGGAGGCTCTTGCAGACATTGCCGACAGCGCCGCCTTTCAGCTTGGCGGTGACGGGAAAGACCGCGCCATCGTCGCGCGCGCAGGCCGCCGAGAGGACAACGGATTGGGTGTCGGTCAACTGGATCTGGGTCATGGGGTCGTCTCCGTTCTCGGGGCCGCGACCGCCGCAGCCCTCCTACGACCCCAAGCCGCGCTGGGCGCGCGGCGCGGGTTCTGGCGTTGCGGTTGGTCAGACGGCGTGTTCGCCTTCCTTGAAGGCGCTGTCGGTGATCTCGCGCAGCTTTGCGCGATAGTGGTTCAGGGTGCCGACGTGCCCCCAATGGATCTCGTCGGGGCTGGTCTCGAAGTGGTCGGCGCTGAGGGCGGCGAGGCGTTCCAGCATCGCGTCGATCTCGAACTTGGCGGCGAGGAAGGCGTCGAGGGCTTTCGTGTTTTCGGTCGCGCGGCGGGCCATCTTGGTAGCTCCGTGGTGAGTTGCATCGTTCTTGTGGAGACAAGTTCGCTCTGTCCGGGACGCTTATAAACGAGATAAGCGCATGATATTGAATGATAATCGGAGCCGCCAATGCAGGGCATGAGCGAGCGCCAGTACGCCGCGCATGTCGGGCTGTCGCGGGGCGCGATCCAGAAGGCGAAGACCGCCGAGCGCCTCGTCCTCTATCCCGACGGCAGCATCAACGCGGCCGCCAGCGACGCACGCCGGGCGGAAAACACAGACCCGTCGAAGACGCGCAAGCCGCCCGAACCGAAGCTGAAGCCGGTCCCAGAGGCGGCAGTGACTGCCGTCGGAGACACGCTGCGCGAACAGGGTCTGTCCGTCCCGGCCGTGGGTGGTGGCACGACCTTCCTGCAGGCGAAGACCGCGAACGAGGTGCTGAAGGCGCAGGAGCGACGCATCCGGCTGCAAAAGCTGAAGGGGGAGTTGATCGAGCGGGCCCGCGCGCTGTCGCTGGTATTCCGCCTGGCGCGCGAGGTGCGGGACGCGTGGGTCAACTGGCCTGCGCGCGCGGCGGCACTGATGGCGGCCGATCTGGGCGTGGAGCCAGCCGCGATGCAGAAGGTCCTGGAGAAACATGTTCGTGCCCACCTCGACGAACTCGCCGAGGTCCGGCCCGATTTCCGGTGACGATGATGGCCTGACGGACTTCGACGGCGCGGGCGAGATCCTGCGCTCCTGGGGCAGCGGGCTGCGGCCCGACCCCGACCTGACCGTCTCCGAATGGGCGGACCGGCACCGCATGCTTTCAGGGCGTGCCTCGGCCGAACCCGGGCGGTATCGCACGGGGCGCACGCCCTACATGCGCGAGATCATGGATCGGCTGTCGCCGGGCGATCCCACGCAGCGCATCGTCTTCATGAAGGCCGCACAGGTCGGCGCCACCGAGGCCGGCAACAACTGGATCGGGTTCGCCATCCACCAGGCGCCGGGGCCGATGCTGGCGGTCCAGCCGACGGTGGAACTGGCCAAGCGCAATTCGCGGCAGCGGATCGATCCGCTGATCGACGAGAGCCCCGAGCTGCGGGAGCGGGTGAAGCCCGCCCGGTCCCGCGACGCGGGCAACACGATGCTGTCGAAGGAGTTCGCGGGCGGCATCCTGATCATGACCGGGGCCAACTCGGCGGTCGGGCTGCGCTCGACGCCCGCGCGCTACATCTTCCTCGACGAGGTCGACGCGTATCCCGCGTCCGCCGACGAGGAAGGCGATCCGGTCACGCTGGCCGAAGCGCGGTCGCTGACCTTCGCCCACCGGCGCAAGGTCTTCCTGGTCTCGACGCCGACGATCCGTGGGCTGAGCCGGATCGAGCGGGAATACGAGGCGAGCGACCAGCGCCGGTTCTTCGTGCCGTGCCCTCACTGCGGCGCGATGCAGTGGCTGAAATTCGACCGGCTGCGCTGGCAGAAGGGCCGCCCGGAGACGGCGGAATATCACTGCGAGGGCTGCGAGCAGCCCATCGCGGAGCACCACAAGACGGCGATGCTAGAGGGCGGCGCATGGCGGGCGACCGCCGTCGCCGCCGATCCGACCACGGTCGGGTATCACCTCTCGGCGCTCTATTCGCCGATCGGCTGGCTGAGCTGGGAGCGGATCGTGCGGGCCTGGGACGCGGCACAGGGGTCGGACGAGGCGATCAAGGCGTTCCGCAACACGATCCTCGGCGAGACCTGGGTCGAGACCGGGGAAGGGCCCGACTGGCAGCGGCTCTACGACTGGCGCGAGCGCTGGACGTCCGGCACGGTGCCCGCGGGCGGGCTGTTCCTTACTGCCGGGGCCGACGTTCAGAAGGACCGGATCGAGGTCGACATCTGGGCTTGGGGCCGTGGTCTGGAAAGCTGGCTCGTCGATCACGTTGTCATCGAGGGCGGCCCGGACCGGCATGACGCGTGGTCGGAACTGACCGCGCTGCTGGGCAGGTCCTGGCCGCACGAGCGCGGCGCGCATCTCAGGATCGCGCGGCTCGCCATCGACACCGGCTACGAGGCCCCGGCGGTCTATTCCTGGTCGCGGGCGCAAGGCTTCGCGCAGGTGTCGCCGGTCAAGGGCGTCGAGGGGTTCAACCGTTCGAGCCCGGTCTCTGGCCCGACCTTCGTCGACGCGACCGAGGGTGGCAAACGCTTGCGGCGCGGCGCGCGGCTCTGGACCGTGGCGGTGTCGACCTTCAAGGCTGAGACCTATCGCTTCCTGCGGCTGGCGCGGCCGACCGAAGAGGACATGGCCGATGGGGCCGCGTTCCCGCCCGGCTCGGTGCATCTGCCGCATTGGGTCGAGAACGAATGGCTGAAGCAGTTCGTGGCCGAGCAGCTGGTGACGGTGCGCACCAAGCGCGGCTTTGCCCGGCTGGAATGGCAGAAGCTGCGCGAGCGAAACGAGGCGTTGGATTGCCGGGTCTATGCCCGTGCCGCCGCCTGGATCGCGGGTGCGGATCGCTGGACCGACGAGAAATGGCGCGACCTCGAGGATCAACTTGGGGCCGCACCAACGACTGTGGATGCGGCGGGGCGGGTCAACCGGCCGCAAGCCGCCCCCCAGGGAAAACGGCAGTCGGATTGGCTTGGCCGACGCGGAGGATGGTTCTGACATGACCGACTGGACGGAAACCGAACTCGCAGCCCTGCGCCGGGCCTATGCCAGCGGCACGACCCGGGTCAGTTATGATGGAAAATCCGTCGACTATGGCTCGGCCGACGATTTGCTGGGTCGTATCCGGACCATCGAACGCGCCATTGCCGGGACGACCCGGCCACTGCCGGTGGCAGGGCTCGCGGGCTTCATCCGCGGGGATCGCTGATGTCCGCCAACTGGTTCGATCATGCCATCGCCACGGTGGCCCCGCGCATGGCCGCGCGCCGCGTCATGGCGCGACAGGCGTTCGAGACCCTGACGCGGGGTTACGACGGGGCCGCGAAGGGCCGGCGCACGGACGGATGGCGCGCTCCGGGATCCTCGGCCGACACCGAGATCGGCGTGGCCGGGGCGCTCTTGCGCGACCGGATGCGCGATCTGGTGCGCAACAACCCGCATGCGGCCAAGGCCGTGGCGGTGCTGGTGAACAACATCATCGGTTCGGGCATCATGCCCCGCGCCGCCAGCGGCGACGACAAGCTGGACCGCAAGGTCGATACCCTGTTCGAGCGCTGGACGGCGGAATGCGACGCCGACGGCCAGCTCGACTTCTACGGCCTGCAGACGCTGATCTGTCGCGAGATGGCCGAGGCGGGCGAGGTGCTGGTGCGCCGCAGGTTGCGGCGGGCGAGCGATGGTCTGGCGGTGCCTTTGCAATTGCAGGTGCTGGAGGCTGACTTTCTCGATGCCACCAAGTCCAGCAACGTGGGCGCGGGCCGCATCGTGCAGGGCATCGAATTCGACCCGGTCGGCAAACGCCGCGCTTATTGGCTGCACCCGGAACACCCCGGCGATGCGCATGGGGCCTTGCACGGCGGGTTCGACAGCCGCCCTGTTCCCGCGACCGAGATCGCCCATGTCTACGAGAAGCAGCGCACGCAGGCGCGTGGCGTTCCTTGGGGCGCGCCGGTGATCCGCAGCTTGCGCGATCTCGACGACTACGAGGTGGCCGAGCTGGTCCGCAAGAAGACCGAGGCCTGTGTCACCGCCATCGTCTTCGGCGACGACGAGGCGCAGCAGGGCATTGCACCCGCCGTGGTCGATGCCGACGGCAACCGGGTCGAGCAGTTCGAGCCGGGGCTGATCGCCTATGCGCGGGGCGGCAAGGACATCCGCTTCAACCAGCCCGCCGCCACCGGCGGCTACGGTGAATACAAGCGCGCCAGCCTGCACACCATCTCGGCCGGGTTCCGCGTGCCCTACGAGCTGCTGACCGGAGACCTCAGCCAGGTCAACTATTCCTCGATCCGGGCGGGCCTCGTCGAGTTCCGCCGGATGATCGATGCTGTCCAGTGGCAGCTCTTCATCCCGATGCTCTGCGCCCCGGTCTGGCGCTGGTTCACGGAAGCCGCATGGGCGGCAGGCCAGATCCCCACGCCGGACGTGCCAGTCGAATGGTCGCCGCCGAAGTTCGAGGCGGTCGACCCACAGAAGGATGCACTGGCGAACCTGCTCTCAATCCGCTCGGGCACCATGACCCTGGCCGAGGTAATCGCGAAGCAGGGCCGCAACCCGGATGC